TCCTTTATCATTAACGATTTCTCTTTGAATGCATTTCTTATATTTATCAACCATTTCACCTACTAATTGCCATTCATTCTTATTAGTTGATGAGCTTTCATATGTTGTTTTAATATAATCAAAACTAAAAATCATAGAATTGCCCCGTCCAACTTCAGAATAATAGAATCTCTTTAGAAGATTAATCTGAGAATCGACATTCATTCCGCCAACATTATAATAAAACAATTTTTGTTTCTTGATTTTATTCCATGTTGTTCGAACTTTATCGATAACTTCTGCTCCAGCTTTTCTCCAATTGCCGCTTTCAAGCAGGTGTAATGGAACTCCAGAAAGAGCAGCGCATTGACGCATTGTTAGTTCTTCTTGGCTCATTTCGCCATTATCGAAATGAAGCACTGGAATGTCATATCTGGAAGCAACCTTCGTAGTAAAATCCAAACAGAACTGTGTTTTACCGACGCCAGATCGAGCGACCACTACGGTGATATTTCCGGGGCGTAATAAAGACCCATATATGTTTTGCAATTTTTCATGGGGGCCAGCAAATCCAAATTCAGTAATAGGATTATTACCGCGTTCTTCGACAAGATCTTCCATTTGATCATATATATTAACTGGTCTATCAATACCAGTTTCATACATATTGATTTGATCATTGTAAATCTGATCTGCTGTTTCAATGATCGTATTGTAATCACTAGATGCAGGCATCGACCGCATCTTTTTGCCAATTTCAGCGCAGCACTGAAATATCTCTCGTCTAATTGTGTGTTTCTTTAACTCTTTAGCAGTACTAACAATGGTATCTTTAGATATCTTTCTTAAAGCCAAAGAATCAATATAATCAGATGGATTAATATTGTCTTCGAAAGAAATACCAAAAGTTTTTACTCTTTGAGCAATTACAATTTCATCGATTTTCTCTCCATTTTCTATTGCTTGCTTTAAAACCTTGAAGATTATTCGGTTGATCTTCGAAGATTCGTTCCAGAAATCTTTTTCAGAAATAAAAGTAGCAATCTCTACAAATTTTTCTGGATACTTAATTAGTGCAGCCAGCAGCTGCATTTCCAGTTCGTAAGAATAAATCATTCCGCACTGACTATATCAGTCTCCAGTGCTGATGTCAATGCCTTCTTCGCTGTTCTCTGCTTCTAGTAAGAATTTTTCTAAAGCTTTACGTAAACCCATTTCTACGATCGAGCTAGCAACTTTTGTATATATAATTGGGCAACCATCTTGCGATACATACGCTAAAATAAAACCTTTTGAAGACTCATCCGACCCAGTAAACTCAAATAACCGATTAAAATAGTTTTCGGGTATTTTAAACTGTTTAAAGTTTTCTGGATCCTTATTGTTTTTCATTTATATTATAATATTACACCTTGACTCTCAAATAGATGCGCATTTATTATATCATGCTCAAATATTGTAACAAGTTTTATTTTATTTATTTCACAAAACTTTTCTTTATTTTGATCTCTTTTTAACTGATCTAAGAAGTTTATTCTATCAGAATGAAAGAATTTCACATATTTTGTATGCTGCCCACCTTGAACTTCTATGGCTATTCTTTTATTAGCGTTATAAAAGTCCAAGGTGAGCCGGGTTCCAACGATTGGAAACTCTTCGAATACAACATTTCCAGTCCAGTAAGTATATAAAAACTTTTTTACTCTTGTTTGGAATTTGCTTCTACTTTCACAACTCCAATCAATTATATAGTTTTTTATATTTTTACATCGCTTTTTTTTATTCGTCAGAGTTAGAAATTCCATCGTCGAAATTTAATAAGTTTTCGCTAATGTAATTAAATAGAAACTTTTTTAGATTTTCATTTTCATTAATGAGCGTTTCGAATTTCGCTGTTCCTTGAATCTTTTCAGGAAAATCAACAAAGCCTGCGTCCTTCAATATATTAATAAAATCTTGATCAAAATTAATCCAAGCGCCTTTTTGTTCAGCAAAATCCCACATTAATAGAAAATCAAAGATTTCCTTTTCAATCCAATTTGAAGTTCCATTCTTTCGGCCATATCGAATTGGATATTTGATGACAGAATTTGTTTTTTCGTTAGGGGACTTCTTGATTGTTACTTTTACTATGTGACCAATATATGGATTCTTGTATTCATCGTAGTTAACTTTTTCATCTTGAAGAATCAAGTCTCCCTTGAAGCGAGGCTCAAACTCAATGATCCAATTAGCGAAATGCAATAAAGCGTTACCGCCTGTTGCAGTTGTTTGCCGCACTGGGGCTTTGCTGTATGGATCGAGCTTAATATCCGCACGAACTTGAGAAATAAATATACAGATATGTCCTCGCTTTTGTAATGCGATTGACATTCTTTTCATCAAGTCAGCGGCAATTACTGCGCCACCTGCTACTTTCTGTGATTCTTCAAAAGTTTTATCTAAATCACCTTTTCTAATCAATCCATCTACTGAATCTAATAAAAAGAAATATTGAATCTTTTCATCATTTTTACCAACTAGTTCTCTGAGCGCGTCAAATACAGTTTCGTATATATTTGATTCGAAGACGAAACACGTTCCTTCTTTCCAGTCATCAGCATCAAAAACAAACTTTACTCCCGATCTTTCAATCATTTCTTTGCTGAGTCTGCCTTCAGCTTTGATATAAAATCCCTTTCTCTTGGTGGAATTTTCTAAAAATTCCTTCATAAACTGAAGAGCACAGCTTGTCTTGCCGCCTTCATTTATACCAACAAAACGATGTAATCCAGTTCCAAGTCCTCCTCCAAGTTTATAATCAAATAGCAAACTTCCACTAGAAACTTTATAATCTATTGTAGGTTCAAAATTGTAGTGAGACTCTTCGTTACGCTTCAAAAAGTTTTTGATTTGATTTTGTGATGTTAAAATACTTGTCGATTCGATTTCTTCTTTTGATTTCTTGCTCATTTTAAAAAGTCTTTAATTGTTTTTGGTTTTACTTCCTTATTGTAATCTTCCCCAGTCTTTTCACCTAGCTTTATTTCAACTTTATCAGTTTCAGGTTGAAATAAAAATTCTTGATATTTTGAGAATATGTATGAATCTTCTGTTGTCAAATAAATTGCAAAAGATGGAACTTTTTTGAATGTTCCTTTTTCCCAAAAATCAACGTTTGGATATTTTGCTATTAATCTTTTAAGCAAAGTTATTTCTTTAGCCCAAAAGTCTTTACTGTTCTTTGGGATGGGGTGAATGATTTTCGTAACTAATTTACGAACAGAGAATTTTGGTTTAATCTCTTTGGCTACTTTTTTTGCCATACCGAAGTATGGAATAAAAGCTAAATCAAGTCAAGAAAAAAGCGCCCTTTCGGGCGCTTGGCGTTAAGCCTTGAATGTTGCACTTTGTAAATCTGGACTCTTTGGTCCGTCTGATTTATTTTCTTGCTTTAGTTTTTCGTCTATTTTCAATCCTTCATTCATTAAGGTAGGATTGATAGCCGCTGTTGGGGGAGCTGGTTCTTGAACAAAAACAGCAGTGGGTTCTGCTTGCATTTCTTCAGTTGGTCCACCGTTTTCTTTTTCGTCTTCCATTTCTTCTTCATCTTCTGACTCTTCGTTTTCGATTTCAATTTCTACATTTGCATGTAATTGTGATAATTGTTTTTTTCCTTCTTCAGATAATGTACCAGCTTTCTCGTAGCGTTTTAAAATACCTTTCTTAATTGACTCTGGCAAAGTCTTTTGTTTATCTGTTAATTCACCAGCGCCTTCAGATAGCATTGGCTTATTTTTTCTATATGAAATACCACACATTACTTTAGCATCATTTGTCGAAAGTCCAGCAGTATCGACAAACATTGCATCATTGGTAACGCATTCACTCATATAAGCTGAATAAATTTCCTGCTCATCTTCCATCATCTCATTCGATAATGAAATTTCAGCTATAAAGTTTTTATTGTCTATTTTTAAATTGGTTTTCATTTAGTTCCTTCTAATAAATTTAATTGATCGATTGTTTTTGTTAAAATATCGCCTTGTTTAAAGTTAGCGCCGTTATTTGTTACTTCGTATGCGACTACTTTACCCATATCGTTATCTAAATCTTTAATTTCTTTAACGATACCTTCGCTTCCGAAATGTTTGCAATTTGCATTTACATTTAAAACACGCATTCCTTCTTGCATGTTTTTATTTTCGTGAGGCCCGCCCTCTTGTGAATAAATAATGTAATTGTGAACAGCAAACAAATAATCTTCCATCAATGTAATCTTACTCTGAACCCATGGTTCGAGTTTAGACGCTAATGAAGAATTAGCTCTTAGTTTTTCTAATAAATCTTTAGAATAATCTGAAATATAAGCTAATTGGCCTAAAGCCATTTCATAACTTTCTTCAAGAAGTTCTGATCCGCTTTCTTCGATTTCTTCTGTAACCTCTTGAGCTTGAGCTAGTGAAGGTAATAATTTTAATAAATCTTCTTGATCCCAATATGTCAAGCCATCCCACTGATGAATTACATCATCAATGGACCCTTTAGATGTATAATCGGTAACTGACTTTTTGCTTTCCCACATTTTGCAACTCCAGTATCTAGCTTTCCAGCGTGGGCCGGGTTTTGTATCGCATTGATGACGTGCGCGAAAGTTTTTTCGACGAGCAGGATCATCTCTTTTGATTTCCATATTTGGATCACCAAAATTAACTTTAACGATATTTCCTTTTTCGTTCTTAACGTAAACGGCAAATTTTTTCGGTCCTTTAGGAGTCCGAAAAGGTTTGTTCAATGTCTTTTTTTCTTTAGCAGCTTTTATTTCGCTGCTTAAATTAACAGATATATTCATTAATTATTTTAAAGTTAATAGGTATTTTGTTTTGTTAACAGATCCTAAAATTTCATCTCTTATATTTAATAAGTCAGTATCTTTATTGGAATCTAACATCATTGGCAATTCATTGATTAAATAATTTTCCATTTCAATCATTAATGAAGATGGAGTTAAATTCTTATAGTTTTCTAAATTTAAAACGAAACTATTTTGACTAATTATTCGTCCGTATTTACCCATGAAAATTTCAACAAACTCATCTATATGGTTTGATAAGCTGTCGTATAAAGATCCTAACGATTGATGTTCAGAGTAAGAAACAGTTTGCCAATGTAATATTTTTACTTGGTTTTGATACGTTAAAAATTTAGTTACTATGTTCATTCGCGTCTTTTACATCTATAAAATTCAAATCTAGTTCATCATTATTTACACCAAATTCTTTTAAATCAGAAAAAGCTGCCGCAAAATCTTCTTCATCAAAGTCATCAAAATGATAAATATCTACAATTTTATCATCCATGATATTATTTTTTGGGGCCAGTTGGGCCAGTTGATGGACCTGTTGTGCTAGTCTTTTTTGTTGTTTTAGGTTTACTTGGTCCCGTTGTTGGTCCTGATGCGGGGCCAGATGCTGCTGTTATTTTATGTTTCATAAAATCATTTACTAGTAGCAATGTCTTGATCTGCGCGACGATAAGCGTCTTTAACTTTTCCGCCACTCTGCATTCTTAAAAATGTATTTACTCTCGCCATTGCCCATTGCGCTCTTGATTTACCGGGACGGTGGCTAGCGCTAAATGCGCCTAATCCTCTTCTGTAAACTTTCTTTAGCTGTGACAATGTAACTTTTTTAGAATGTTTCGCATTGTGGTTTTTAACTTTTTCTTTTAATGCGTTTGTTACTTTTTCACTAAAAGTTATTTCAGCTTTGCTAATTAATTGTTTTTCGTCTTTTCTTTTAAGAACTTCTTTCGCTTTTTCTTTGGCTTCGGGGCTTGTTCCTGCGGAGCCGGGTTCATTTATTTTAGAACCCTTTTTGCGCTCATCTGGTTGAGCTGGAGTTTGAGCGGAACTTTTAGGGCCTTGTCTTTTTTTTGCAAGTAATTCGGAAAAATCTAGTACCAAGTTCATTGTATAAGATTATACACTATAATAGCAACATGTAGAAAAAATTAAAGCCGCCTTTCGGCGGCTTCTTGATTATCTAATTGGACATATCCCTGCTGCGCATTCTGCCATATCTAACATTTCATTAGAATTGATAGATAATGCGCTCAATGGCTTTACTTTAGCTTTTGCAGCTAAATATGACTTTTCATCAATTTCTTGATACGGAGCCTGCTTAAAGCCATGATTCTTAAATAGCAAGAAGCTTACGCTCTTGATATTTTTTTCATAGTTTTCTTTTAGCCAATTCTGTAAGAATTCTAGCTCCTCTTCTTTATAATAAGCAGTAACTGATACAGCATTATCTGACCAAACGGTCTGAAGCTTCTTAACCATATCAAGCTGCTTAATTACATCCATGTCTTTTGCTAGAATTGATCCTGCTGGTGTTTCGCATGGAAAATAAACTACAACGGTATCATGATTTTCTGTGCCATCAAAATTAATTAAATACTCAACATGGTATCCCATGTCTTTGCAGATTTGAACAAGAGCATCAGAACTGGACATGCGAACAGTACGCATATAATACTGGCTATATGCAGGATGAACGCCCGGAGTTGCTCCACCAAGCAAGCTCAATGTTCCGCTAGGCTTAACCGTGGTGAGCTTGATGCTTTCGGGCCATCCTCTTTCCTTACTCCATTGCTTGTCAAACTTACGCAAAGCAACATAACAATCATCAAGCCAATCGAGCTTATCAAGAGACTGGCAAACACCAGTAACGCCAAGACCAAGACGCATGTTTTTATGAACGATACGATTTGTTTCTTCATGAATAAATGGAAGTGAAGCGATTGCTTTTTGTGTTTTATAAAGAAGTTTAGCACAATCAATTAATTCTTCTTTTGATTGAATGTTGTTTAAATATAATTCACAAAGATTACAGCACTCATAATTTGAAAGACTAATTTCTGCACAAGGGTTAGTCATTTCGCAATTATCTACATCAGTTGGGTATAGTTTTGAATCGCTAATCGGTCCGTCAATAATACGGCCATATTTTTGAGAAAGAGGAAGATTGAACAAGCCATAAGGTTCACCGTTCGCATATCCAGTTTGCTTATTGATCTCATAACCATTCTTCCAAACTTCTTCCATTATGTGGTCGTAGTTGTCAGCATAAATGGTATTGTTGCTCATTGCTCGCCAATTTGGAACATTACCTGAACTCCAATTTTTAGCGCGGAGATATAAAATATCATCCGGATCTCCAAGGGCAATTTCTGCTGAACGCCTTACATTACCAGCAACCACAACACTTCCAATAATATTGCAAATATCAAGTACATCAATAGAACGAAGTTTTTTGCCTTCTCGACTTTGGAAGATCTTTGTAATCTTTTCGATTCCATCGATGAGAATTTGTGGTCCGCTTGCTTTTCCGCCAAATCCTCTGATAAGTTCTCCATAACCGCGAATTAAAATAGTAGAATATGTAAAAGACTTACCGTTTACATAAAAAGCATCAAGAACGTTAGCTAATAACTTAACCCAACCTTCTCTCGAATCTGGGACAATAAAATCAGCGTCTTTTGTAGCTTCATGAGTAACAACTACGCCTTTCTTGATCTTTGGAAGTTCATGAACGTCTTCGCGGCGGATGCTATATCCTACACCGCCACCAAGCATCAGATTCTCAAAAAGGAAAAGAAACGCTTTAGGTTCACGCATTGCTGTTGCCCAGCAATTAAGAAGAGAATTAGCGCCAAATCTATCTACGGTAGAAGTGCCAAGTTGCCAAAGCATTCGACCCGCAAAATTGCATTTCAAATTAAAAACATAATCATAAATTCTTTCAGCTTCTTCATTTGTATATTGAGCACCGATCTTTTGAGCGCCATTAATACAGCGAGCGACTGTTTCCCACCACTCTTCAGTATTTCCATCCTCTTTTAATCGAGCATAAGTTCTTTTATATACTATATAGCCAAGGCCATTAAATCCCCAGTTGGGTTGTTTATTTTTGTATTTATTTAAAAAAGAATCAGAAAGAATATTTAAGTCGCTCATGGTAAAAACAATTATACACTATTTTAGAAAATTATCTATGTCAAAGCGTACCATTTTTTCTACCAATTTGTCAAACGAAATTTTTGGTTCCCATCCCAATTCTTTTCTAGCTGGATTTGAATCGCCCCATAGCAAATCAACTTCAGCGGGTCTGTAAAATTTTGTATTTATTTTTACTAAACAAGATGATTCGACTTGTTTATCTTCTATATATCTATCGTTAATATAATATTTTTCTTCAACACCTTCTCCATGCCAATAACCCTCAATGTTTGCAGCATTAAAAGCTTTTTCAACAAATTCTCGTATTGAATGTGTTTCATTACTTGATAAAACATAATCTTTTGGTTGTTTTTGATTCAGCATTTTCCAAACACCATCGATAAAATCTTCGCTGTCGCTCCAGTCTCGTTTTGAATCTAAATTTCCAAGATTAATTGGTTCAAACATTTGCTTATTTTTTATAGCATTATGAATTCTAGCAACGCCTTTACTAATTTTTCTAGTTACGAATTCTTCTCCGCGTTTAGTTCCTTCATGATTAAACAAAATGCCATGTACGGCATATAGGTTATAAGATTCTCTATAAACCTTTACTAAATGATGCGCGGCAGCTTTGCTTGCTCCATAGGGGCTTCGTGGTCGAATTGGATGATTGATATCTTGTGGGCTGCAAATAACATCTCCAAATTCTTCACTTGATCCAGCAGAATAAAATCTGCATGTCGGTTTAAATCTTCGAACGGCTTCTAAACAACGAGCCACACCTGTTGCGTTTGCATCAAATGTTTGTAATGGAATATCCCAGCTGCATCCGACAAAAGATTGCGCTGCAAAGTTGATAAAATAATCTGGTTGAATATCTCGAACAAGATTATCAATGCTAACGCTATCGGATAAATCTCCATACACAAGTTGAAATCTTGGATCGCTAATGAATCTTTTACAATTTATAAAGTTTGGATTTGATGTTCGACGAATCATTCCAAAAATTTTTGCGTTTGTATGATCCAATAAATATTCGATCATGTTTGCGCCATCTTGACCAAGTATTCCAGTGACTAAAACTTTCATATTTTTAACTTATCTTGATTATTTAAATACCAATTATATGTTGATTTTAATCCTTCATCAATAGATATCTGTGGTTTATATCCTAATTTGTTAAGTCGCGAGCTATCTAGTAGTTTTCTTAGTGTTCCATCCGGCTTTGATAAGTCGAATTTAATTTCTCCATTATATCCTACAGTTTTGGCTATTTTTTGCGCTAGTTCTGCGATAGTTATTTCTTGACCGCTTCCAATATTAATTTGCGAAATATTTTGAGAATACAAATCTTGAGCATCTATTTTTTCTAACACTTGTAAGCATGCCTCAACCATATCGTCTACATGCATGAATTCTCTTTTTGCTTTTCCTGTGCCCCAAATTTCAACATGTGGCGCATTATTTATTTTTGCTAAATGAACTCTGTGAAGTAAACCCGGAAGTACATGAGAGTTTTGTGGATGAAAATTATCATTAGGGCCATATAAATTTGTTGGCATTACTGAAATAAAATTACAGCCATACTGTTTATAATAACTTTCACACATTTTAATACCAGCAATTTTTGCTATTGCATATGGTTCGTTAGTGTATTCAAGTGGGGATGTTAATAGATATTCTTCTTTAATTGGTTGTTCTGAAAATTTAGGATAAATACAAGAGCTTCCTAGAAATAAAAATTTTTTAACCCCTGTTGTATAAGATGAATGGATTAAATTGTTTTGTATTTGAAGATTTTCATAAATAAAATCAGCTCTGTATTTATTGTTTGAATAAATACCACCTACTTTTGCAGCGCAATTTATTACGGTATCGAATTTATGATTTTCTAAGAAATTTAATACTAGATTTTGATTTAATAAATCTATGTATTTTTTTTCAATTGTGATAAGTTCATGTTTTGGATATTTTTCTTTAATTTTCTTTTCAAAGGAAGATCCAACCATTCCTTTGTGTCCGGCGAGGAGGATTTTCATTTTTTTATTTGCTCTAGAATCCAGTTTTTAATGTTTTTTTGAGGTTTAAAATTTAATAATTTTTTTGCTTTTTCAATATTTGCTAATGTGTTTTCGGCTTCTCCTTGTCTTTCTGGAAGAAATTCCACATTTTTAGAAATTAAAAATGCTAAATCTAATATAGAAATATTTTCTCCGCTTCCTATATTTATAATTTTTGCTTTAAATTTCTTTTTTATTGTAATTGCTGCTATATTAGCCTGGACAACATCTGAAACATAAATAAAATCTCTTTTTTTATTTCCTGAGCCGACAACTGTTAATTTTTGATTTTTTCTGTACTGATTTAAAAAAATTCCAACTACTGGTGCGTAGTTTCCTTTAATTGGAGATCTTTCTCCAAATACATTGAAGTATCTTAAAATTAAACTATCGATTTTATATATTTTACTATAATGTCTAAATAACTCTTCTGCTAAAAATTTTGAATGAGAATAAGGATTTAAGCAATTCG